TGCAAGAAGAAGAACAAAGGCAAAAAGAACAGGAATTAGCCGAATTGCAGAGGTTAAAAGAAAAGTATGATATGCCAGACGGCAAACATAGAAAGGAATAATCATAATGACAGAATTGGAATCATTCGCATGTAGCGGAACTGATAAAGAAGCATTTATCAAAGCACTTGACTTCATCACAGGTATAAACGAATATGATATCAATGGATTCTTCATTGATACAACAGGATATCTCGTATTCTGTAAATATATTAGCGAAAATAAACAAAACGAAATGGCGTACCCGTTCAAACAAACAAGTATTTCGTTAGCTGAACATGCATTTTCATACCTCGAATCATTATCTGATGACGACTTAAGAAAAATGGGAGCTGAACCATCTGGATACGAAGAATCCTACAATATCGGATTTGAATTGTTTACACTGGACTGGTACAGCGACGAACATAAGATAAACAGATATACTTGGGGCAAAACAGTACTTGCTGTAAAACCGAAACTGATTGAATACGGAAAATAAATATTATAAGAATCACATTCACCTAAATAGAAGGAGAGAATAAAGATGAATCATTTAACGCTTGGTATTTACAGCAACGGACAATATAAGTTCAACGTTGTTCGAGACGAAGATTTAGAAAGCCACATAGAGTACAACAAAACATGGCGATGGGGCAGGCTTCTCTATGTAGACGGAAAAAGAGTATGGAATGGCTGCGTAAAGACTGAATGTTTAAAAAAATATGATGATATTGCAAAAAACTTTTATGAAAACAACAATATCAACATGAACAAGGCAACAATCCCTTACAGATAATAATCTAAACTGAAATTTGATAAAATATTTTATTAGAGGTAAATGCAATGAAATACTATAAGGTTAGAATTTGGAATAGCTTTGGAAAATCATGGGAAATCATTACTTATCTTGCATTTTCAGATGAATATTTAGCAGAGCTAAAAAAAGAAATGGATGACGAAACAGATAATAATGCAGTAATAGATAACTATATAGATGAGCTAGGCAGTTTCAATGTTGAAGAGCAATGTATTGCGGAAAAAGCACTGGATAAAAATCGTAGTAACAATAATTATATGCCATATGATTTGGAAACAAAACATACATATGATGAAATTACAAAAAACGAATGGATTGCTCATGGCGGATATATAGCTGATGATGAATTGAAAGAACTGCAAATTATTTGGACAAACTAAAATTTAGGAGAATAATGTATGAGAGAAATCACAAAAGCAGATAAAGAAGGATACGCTGGCTTTGCTACTAAATCTACAAATGATTGTTCTTTCATTCAGAGAAAATACACAGACAATGATATTTTCGGACACGATAGTTATGATGTTTATTGCACCAAAACTGGAGAATTAAGAAAAATATGTGGCATTGTATGTGAGAGATGCAGTATGAGAAGTTAAAGTAAAGGGCTAAAATTTATGATTGGTAAAAAAATATTTACATACGCTGCATATTCAGACGGAAAAGATTACGAAAATCTGAAAGCGTTTCTCAAAGAATGTTATCAGAAGCGGAATAGGAGGGCGAATATGTTCATAAGAACAATGGATGGAGAGTTGATTAACTCAGACAGTATTATTCAGATACAGGGAGCTTTTGAGTTATGGTTGAAGGTCAAAATATCAAATGGTACAAGTCATTACATTAATGAGAAGGATGCATCAAAATTCATACCGGAGAAAGAATTCAAACAATTTGAGTCAGATATTGAATGGCTTAGACTACAATAGTTGACAGGCAGTAATTTAGATTGGAGTGATAAACAATGAGTGAAGAATTAAAACCATGTCCGTTTTGTGGAAGGGAACCAAAAATTAAAGCAGTTATGAAATCTTATGGTTTGACAATTTGGTGCGCATGTAAATGTGGAGCGCGGACAGAGGGATTTTGCCCAAACACGAACAATGAGGATAATACTATGAAAAATATCGAGGGAAGTACGAAAAAAGCTATTAAAGCATGGAATAGGAGAGCGAACAATTAGATGAAGCCAATTCTGGATGTATGCTGTGGAAGTAAAATGTTTTACTTTGATAAAAGCAATCCTAATGTAGTTTTTATGGACTGCAGAAAATTAGAAGATACTCTTTGCGATGGACGTAAACTGAAAATAAAGCCAGACGTTATAGGGGATTTTCGTAATATTCCTTTTCCTGACAGCACATTTCATTTAGTTGTGTTTGATCCACCTCACTTAATTAAAGTTGGCGATAATTCGTGGCTGGCTAAGAAATATGGAAAATTAACAGACACTTGGCCAAGTGATATAAAGAGAGGTTTTAGCGAATGTATGAGAGTACTTAAACCGTATGGAACACTCATTTTTAAATGGAATGAACAACAGATAAGGTTGTCAGAAATACTAAAAAATATAGATTACAAGCCTGTATTTGGAAATAAAAGAGCTAATACGCATTGGCTTGTGTTTATGAAAGGTGGTGGAATAGATGCGTAAAATTGTAGAAAAGAAGATATTGCCAAAGTACTTTGATGCGGTCATCCATGATAAGAAAAAGTTTGAAATCCGCAAGGATGAGGATGATTTGCAGATAGGTGATGCAGTAATCCTTAAGGAGTGGAACGGTGAAAAGTATACCGGACGCGAGGTCGGCAGAAATATAGTGTATATTTTGCGCGATGTTCCAGAATATGGATTAATGCCGGGTTATGTAATATTTGGATGGTAAGGAGTCGTAGACATTCATGAAACATAGATTTAGATTCGTTCGTGATGATGTATGCGGAACAGTCGGAGTCCGCATTGATAAGATTTGGAAGACGCAGAACGAAGTAAAAATGCAATTAATACTGAGTATCAAAAAGTGATTCAAACTTACAAAGATGCAATATCAGATATAGGAGGAAAATAATGATGTTAATTGATTCACGATTTGAACAGGAATATATCGAAGCTAAAAAATATTGCAAGATGAGCAAATGGAATTTCATAGGTGTGTCTCTTTTCTTTTTGCCACTTTCAATAGCAATGATGTATGTACTAAGGCATATTTTTCTGGTGGTAATTGGAAAAGAGCCTATGAATATATCTTTGTTTCAATTTATTGTGCTAAGTGTAATAATTGCAAGTTTACTCATAGCCATGATTACTCTTGAGATATATTTCTTTCTGACATACAAAAGGTTAAAAAATCATGTAAAAGATTTTACGGAAAACCGATTAATAAAGAAAGATTATACTATTAAATCAGTAGATATAATCACAGATGAAGAGATTAAGACTATAGATCATGTACATTCAGCAGAAGACACAAAAATTACAAGAATTGGAAAATTCTATGCTGTAGATAAAGACGGCGATGAATGGACCCAATCAGTGGACATGCAAGAAGTATCATATAAAGTTGGCGATGTGATTACAAGAATATTCTACAGTGATGGCGAGGAAGCAGATTTTATATACGTAAATAATTAAAACAACAAAACAGGTGTTTTCAACTATTTAATAGCGGAGAACACCGTCATGTGATAGGAGAAAATACATGAAGAAAAAATTAGCAGCTATAGCACTTGTAACAAGACTTACCATAGCAGTTTTTACCGGGTGCGAGTATATTGACAGCAAAAGGAGAATAAATAATGAAGTTAATTGATGCAATGATTCAGCCAAAGGTTTTGACTGATTATATTTTAGAAAGAAAGTCCACGTTTATACATGTGTTGGAAAAGGGAGATAATGATTTTCTTCTTGCATTGTTAACGGATTACTTTAATGAACAGCCAACTGCTTATGATGTAGATAAGGTTGTTAGTGAAATGGAAAAAGATAAATTTATTGACTGTGAGACTATATTGTCAGATATACATCAGGGATATAATGCCGGATTAAGCAGAGCAATCGAGATTGGGAAAGGCGGTGGAGTGAATGGCTAAGTGGAATGCAAGCGTGGGTTTGCAACTTTCGATTGATTATGATGACATCGAAGCTGATACACAGGAAGAAGCAGAACAGATTGCAAAAGACAGAGCATTGGAAGATATCGACTGGAACAACTGTGAATGTGATGCTGACAATCCGATTGTGTATTGTTGCTACAAAGAGGGAACAGAAGATGAGTAGAGTGTTACCAATTTTATTCAACATGGAAATGGTTCGGTCAATTCTGGATGGGAGAAAGAGTTGTACGAGAAGAATAATTAAACCACAACCGCAAGGATATTTTGAAGTAAGTGAAGAACCGTTGTATATATATGATACAGATGGAAAACAAGGCAAAATTACACCACCATATCAGCCGGGCGATATCCTCTATGTTAGGGAAACATGGAAACAGGCACCAAATGGATATTATTACTACGAGGATTGGCAGAGAAATGATATTGCAGACATTACAAAATGGAAGCCATCCATCCACATGCCAAAAGAAGCGGCACACATCTGGCTTAAGGTTACGGATGTGAGAGTAGAACGGTTACAGGATATTACGGAACTCAGTGTACAGAAAGAAGGAATTGAAGTAGATCCGAAGAAATGCGCTAGTAAATTTGATTTCATCACGGAATTGTTTCTCTTATTTCAGGAATTGTGGGATTCTACTATCAAGAAATCTGACCTTGATAGTTATGGCTGGGATGCGAATCCTTACGTATGGGTGATCGAATTTGAGCGATGCGAAAAGCCGAAAGAAGAAAAGGGAAATGATTCGGGCGATTCTAAATGAAAGGAAAGTTGTACATGGGTGATATATTAATTGGATTATTTCTTATATTTTTGGGGACGGCAGGATTCACATTTTTGTTAGGCTCTCGATGCAAAAAGGCATGTAGAATTTTTATTTACATTATTTTGTGGAGTATGTGCATTTCGGGAGGTGTCTTAATATATAAAGTCTATCAGGACTGCAAAGCTGAAGTTAAAAAACAGGAAGCTCATTGTGAATATGTTAAGAATAAAATAGCAGCAGAATATCCTGACGCACTGGATTATTCCACAGCGAAACCATTTATTATCTGGCTCTGCGATTCTGATGATTATGATGGCACATTTGAATCTGATGGTGTCAAATATAAATTCAAAGAAACAGAAGATTTGCATGGAAATAAAGTACTAAGCATTATCAGTACCGGGAAGAAAAATTCTGATACAAAAGTAATCAAAATGGATGATAATTT